TTCTTCCTAATAAAACAGGCCTGTAAATTATCTTCCCTGAAGGAAAAACTCTTCTAGGGTAAATGTAATTCAAAGACATATTCAAATCTAGTTTATAAAAAGAGTAAAAGTTTATTCCTAAATTAAAAGCTTGTTCTTCAGTAGAAGTATATGCCAGCCCTAAAGTAAGTATGTCTTGTGTCGGCTTGACTTCGCTAGCCTCGTCAATGAAGTTGAACTCAGAATCCAGTAGTTTAGCAGAAGCTAAAACTTTAGTAGGATCAGAAGCTAATACTTCTTTCAATGTTATTGACGAAACTTTTAGTAGTCCGTCTTTTTGTTTATAAACTTCTCCGTACAGAACAAAGGACTGATTAAGTTCTAGCTCTTCCCCACCCTGCTTTAAGCAGTTGGGAGTTTTAAATGTAACTCGCTTGTGGGGGTCAGAATACATGTATTCTATTACCGTAGCCTCTTTACATGAGCCTTCTTTTGTTACTATCTTTACTTCAGGCAAAGATAGCTTTGTAGTCTTTATTTTTTGATTTAAAGAATAAATTCTTTTCTCATACTGTATTAGCTTTAGCCTATTGTCCTTAACAAAAGAAGCGTATTCTTTTTCCAATACTCCATACTGGCTTCTAAAGACAGCTGCATTTGCCTCAAGCTTTTTATTAGAGGCCTGAAGCTCTCCATTAGAAATAGAAAACTCTGTTTTTTGTTCTAGCAGGGCTTGTTCCTTTTTGGAAAGGAATCCAGCAAGCTGTCTATTCTTTGTAATTAAGGTGTTGTAATCCTTATATATACAATAGGCTTTATACATTGGGTATAAAGAAATAATAGTCCCCAAGACTAAATGAAAAGACTTAGTCTTTAAAAAGGCCAGGAGAAACTTTTTTACTTGTTCCTTCATTGTATGCACTCTCTATATGTTTTGATAAAAATATAGGCTTTACAGCATATTCAGGATATGTGCTTGTAAAAACTTTATAAGAAAAAACTTTATAATCAGAAGGAGAACCATCGATAGAAACGTTAATTAGTGCTCTTTGTATGAGAGTCTTTTTTATTCTATCGACAGTATTCCCAATAAAAATACCTCCTGTTTCAAGGTAATAAAAGGTTTTGTTTTTCGGGACATAAATGCCCATCGCATCTTTGTTAATATCCATAACTATCATCCATTATAATCAGCAGCCTTAGAGTATATGACTTCCTTGCCATTAGAAGCAACGTAGCCGGAATCTTTCAAGTCTTTAAATTCTTCTGCAGCTTGTAGGGCTGCTTTTGGGTTTACAGGCTTTAAAGATACACTCTTTGGATTTAAATCTAAAACAAGCTTATCCTTAAACCCAGATATTTTATTTTTAGTAAAATGTAAAAGTAATCTAGGCATAATCACTCCAGTGTCATCAGTCCAGAAAATCTCAGCATGTTCCTTTCTGTCATGTACGTCGTTATATACATGCCAGATAACATTAGGTCTATACATGAGAGCTCTAGCATCTGCTAGATCATCATCTACAGGTAACCTTAACTTGCTATGATCCATAGGCATATTCTTGCGATACTCAGCAGTAGCAATCATACAAGTATGATACTTTACTGTAAGGTTCTTCTGTTGATTAGAAATCATGGTCATCCTTGATGATTGCTCAAGGTTCATGAAGTCTAAATAGTTGTGAGTATTGTCACAAACTGTCAAGATTTTCCTCTTGGGGTATCTCATTCGGTAATACCTAAGGTTCCTTTCTAATGTAGAAAGAGTGGCACCATCTTCAGAATCAATAATAACCAATCTTTCTTGCTCAAGAAGTTCAAGAAAAATGTTGTTCGCTAGCTCATAAGACTGATGGTACTCTTTAGGCTCGTCTCGCAAGTTTACACCAGGCTGAACAACCATACCAATACTAAGACTTGGTAAATGGTCATAAGCCATTACAGAAATATTAGTCTTGATCCTAGGCTCTATCTGCTCATAAGAGTCATCTGTACTGTGTATGATCACGATTGCGTTTTCATCAGAAAGAGCTACGTCTGTAGCTACCATAAGACATGTTGCAGTCTTTCCTGAATTTGCTCGCCCACCTACATACATTAGGGCTCCAGAAGCCCAAGACATGCCTCCATTCATGTTCTCTGCAAATTCTTTAAAATAATTCATCTTAAAGCAAGTAGCAGATTCATCTGTAGAAGCATTAGCTCTTAGCTCTTGCATCATGTTGAAACGAGTTAGTTGGTAATTGATACCGATACTATCAGACTTGTATTCTTTTTCAATCAGTTCTAAAGACTGCTCATGCGTAGACATATGAGCTCTGATATTATCAGGATCTTGGTCTACTGATTTTAGATAAGCTTCAGTAGTAGCCTTGATTTTATCTATTCGTTCAGAGAACTTATTGTTGATAATATTGTTAACATCTGCGGTGATTGAGGTCGTAGATATCGTAGTATATTGTGCAAGATATTTAATTAACATCTCTCGCTTAATATTAGAAGGCTCTGCAGCTATAACAGGAATCATTTTAGCGCAAATAGTATCTGGGGTTTCAGATTCAGAGAAACTATTTAGCTGCCATTCAAAAGCAGAGATTTTCTCTAGACTTAAAAACACATCAGGATCAGTTGCTCTTTGAAGATATTCGTCTGTATCTTTAATCGTAGAGTCTGGAGCAGAGACAACATAGGTTGATATGCCCGAGGTAACCTTTAAGATACTTTCTAGTATTCGTTGAGTAGCAGCATAGCCTGCTTCGTCCCAATCAAAATTAAGAAAGATTTTTCTAATCCCCAAAGTCTTTAGATATAGTAAATGGCTTTCAGTAAATGAAGTTCCACAGACAGCAACAGCATTTTTAATGCCTAGCCTATATAGCTGCATTAGGTCTCCAGGACCTTCAACAACATAAAGACCGTATTTCTTAGCATCCTTATAAGCAACATCTATACCCAATAAGGCTTGATTCTTCTTGTATATCGCCGTTTCTTGAGTATTTACATACTTGGGTATGCCTTTTTCTTTAAAGTTCGAATTTCGGCAAATAAAGCCCACTGTTCTCTTGCAGTGATCTTTAATAGCAAAAGTAACCTTATCCAAGCCAAAATAAGACTGATACCTAGTTCTAATTAAATTGGTAGAAGCAATAAAGTCAGAATCCCAGCCAAGTGCCATGAGCTTCTGAAAAAGCTCATCAGAGTCTTGCTGACCAACAGAAGCGTAAGGCTGGATCCAATTCCTTTCAACAAGATAATCTATAGAAGAAGATTTTTGAGAAGCTAAGATATTAGAAATATCTTGAGCAATCTTATATAACGCTAAACGCTTTTTATCGTCTTCAGATAATTCTCCTATAGAGAAATCGATATCTAATTGTTCACAAAGTGTTGGAATGGTTATTCTTAACCATTCAGGTCCATTCAAGGGTAAGTTGTCAAAATGCTCTGCGCAAGTAAAAATATCTCCATAAAAACCGCAAGAAAAACACTTAACAGTTTCGTTAGCTGTTTTCGGGTTTAGATGCATGCTAGGATTTGCATCATCATGAGCAAAACATTTAAACTTCTTATTCCCAGTAAAATTGTCACCTAATTTAAGCTTTAAATAGTCTTCGAGTTTAGACCGAAGAAGAGAAACTATTTCGTCAATTTCAGTGTAGTACATAAACACCTTTCACAGTTCATTTTAATAATTGGGGGTGCTCTCTGAATGAGAGCTATTAGTAATTCTTATGAATTTTACAGTTTCAGGACACATTTTATTTATAGAGTTAAGTCCTAAATAAGATGCTGAGCATTGCAATGCAAAGGTTACTTTCAAAAAGAAGTCTTTGTAATGATATTCAGGATGTTGAATAGGAGCTTGGACACCCTCTGGGGTGTGTCCTCTATATTTTGGTTGAAAAGCAACAGAAGTTTGACCTCTGTATTTTTTATATAGATATTTTTTAAAATATTTTTTAAAAGTAATCCTGTTTAGAATTTTATAGAACAAATTAGTTTTCCAACCAGCGCTTTCGGTTGTTTTAGAAAGCAAGTTGCCGATCATAACAGCATCTGCACCTGCAGATAAATATTTTGCAATATCTCCAGCACCTCTTATGCCTCCATTAGCAATTATGTATGGCCTTGTTTTTGCCATTTGAGTAAGAGCCAGGTCGTCAAAACCCTGCCATACCTGAAATATTGCAGAAAGATTAGGCACTCCACAGCCAGTGGCAATAGAAGCACTGCCAGTTCCCATTCCTACCCTTAAGTGTGTGCATCCACGATTGTAAACTTTTAATGCAGAAGGAAAAGTTGCAATGGGGCCAGACATTAAACTCCTGCACCAGACTTGAGAAGAATAAAGCTTATAGATTTTATGCAAATGCAATGTGTCGCCATGAGCAACATCTACTGCAATGTTAAGAGGTTGGTTAGAATTCTTTTTAGCCCATGTAGAAACAAGATTAAAATCGTCTTCACTAGAGCTTACAGAAAACCAATAATTATTATCTTTATTAAAAGCGTTTAATTCTTGGATCCTATGAGAGTCAGATTTAAATCTACAACTAACAGGAGATTGCGATGTTCTTAACATCGCTCGAATCAAAGATATCCCAGTAACAGTATCCATTGGACTGGAAAAGATTATTGGCTTAGAAAGCATTACGTCTCTTCTTGAGAGAACAGTTCCTGTTTTAGGTTCAAGTAAAACGTTATCAGTTGATAAGGAAATGCCATTAAATAATATTGCGTTTGAATTTAAATAATTAGTCATAGTTTAAATATTTTAGTTAAGTTCTTTTTAATTAAGACGTGTTTAGATCCGTCAGGATTTTTACAATATAATATTGCTGAAATCGTAGCTTCAGTATCATCGTAATAAAAGAATGCTGCTTGTTTTAGATGGGTTAAAAAAAAAGTATACGCAGCTTCTTTATTAAAGAAGCTTAAAGTCTTCTTGATCCTATTATTAATATTTAAATCAATATAAAAATCATAAGACTTTTGGGGCTCGTTCTTTGTCATAACAAATATCCTTGTACTCGCAGAAACGGCATTGCCAATCTCCTTTTTCTACAGGCTTTACAATGCGCTTCTTGCC